CCGCGAGATGTGCAGGCGCTGCAATGGTTCGCGGAAAAGGATCATTGGACCAAGCGAGGTTGGACCAGCAGGCAGGGAGAAGGCGGATCATTTGAAACTATGATGGATGGTCCTGACCCGGTCGAGAGTCTTTTCCTTGGCCAGAGCATGGATCAAAACTTAAAAACGCAGGGCGTTGACTTCACCCCTACGCCAGACGAAGGTAAACGCGCGGCACAAGAAATTGTTGCCGCTGGAAAAGCAGACCCGGACATCAGAGCAAGGAAAGGACTTCCTACGGTAGGCAGGTATGCAGAATACCCTGAAACGGCAATGGACATTGATATTGTCAGTCGCGAAGACATGCTGCCAGTTGAGGTTCTGGATGCGGCAACACGGCAAGCGGTTAAAGACAAGCAAGAAAGTTTTTTCATCGCTCGCAGACAGGATAAATTAGGGCAAGAATACCCTGGGCTATTTAACGTTGGCACGGAGTTTTATTTTAAAGATCCAGTGGCAGCTGAATCTCCGTTGATTGGAAAAATCCATGATCGTTTAACTGATAGCGGGTTGCTTCAATACACACTTGTGGTAGATCCGAGGGATGCAAACAGCGTGATTGGAATGCGGGTTATCGATATTCCGCAATATCACAGTCCAGAAAAATTTGCTAGAATGTCGCAACCAGAATATGACGAGTATGTACGTGAACAATTCGCCAACTACGACCAAATCGGGAAAGCCCTACGATTTGAGTTCCCGGAGATTGCCAACGCAACGCCTTCGTACTTTGACGTCAACGTCAAGTCGCGAGGAGCGGCTGAAAAATATGTTGAACAACTTGAGAACCCAGAAGTCGATCTTGACGGAAAACGACAAGATTTTTACGGCTTCCAACCCGCAAGAGAGCGCTTCAAGGAGTTTGAGCGCAAGACTACAGTGGCGGATCAGGGAAGCGGAGGAAGCGCTGGCCCAACTCAAAAGGGATCAATCGACCCCCGATTAGCAGGAACACTAGCGCCTGTCGGACTCCTCGGTGCAGGCGCATCAGAACCCACCACAAGAGAAAAAGCAGCAGGGCTGTTAGACGCAACCGCTAACATCTCCCAGGCTGCCATAGCGCCTATTGCCAACGCACCAATCACCCTTTTGCATGCGCTAACGACAGATCGCTCAACGCCTGATGTACGCGCTGGTCAGCAGCAACGACTAGAGCAAATGGACTACCAACCGCGCACCGAGCTGGGCCAGCAGTACACCGAAGACCTGGCAAATTTTGTTGGCGAGCAAATAAATCAATCAAACATTTTGGATGCCATTGGCAACATGTACGGCCAGAGTCGCATCCTGCAGATCCCACAACGAGCATACCAGCAATTGCCTGACAGGGCTCGCCTGGTTGCAAGCTCGTTATTTGATGCGATACCACTATGAGCGAATTAATGTTGCAAGAAGAAGACCTGTTAGAAGAAGAGCAGGAAGAGAACCCGATCAGCGAGGAGCTGCAGTCAACCGTCCGACTGGCAATCGAGGATGCAGCTGATTTCACAGACAGCACACTTAGTCCTATCCGGGCGGAGTCCGCCGAGTACTACGACGGCGAGCCACTTGGAAATGAGCAGGAGGGTAGAAGTACAGCCCAAACAATGGATGTGCGGGATTGTGTCCAGGCCGTGTTGCCGTCGCTCATCCGAATCTTCTGCGGTTCTGAAAAGGTCGTTCAATACGCGCCTCGGGGGCCGGAGGATGTAGCGACTGCTGAGCAGGCAACAGATTTTGTCAATTACGTTCTGCAGAACGAGCAGGACGAAAGTTACATCGGCATCTTGTATGCCGCCTTCAAAGACGCTCTGGTCAAGGGCTCAGGGTTTTTGAAATACACCTGGGAAGAAAACGAGCGCGTTGAGACTGAAGACCTCGACGGTCTTACCGACGACGCATTGGCTGCGCTGAATTCAGAGCAGGGCGTTGAAATAATGCGCCTCGAAACAAGCGTTAGTAATGGCGAGTCGCTGCATTCGGTAACGTTGAAGCGTCGCATTGTAGATGGTCGGGTTGCCGTTGCAGCGGTTCCTCCCGAGGAGATGCTGGTAAGCAGGGGCGCGAGAAATTTCAACTGCGATCTCGTCGCGCATCGAAAATACTGCACGGTTTCAGAGTTGGTTGAAATGGGATATGACTACGAAGAGATGCTCACCTATGTGAGCGACGAAAATCTCGAATTCGTCAACCAGGAAGCCCGGCAGCGCCTCTATTCGATGGAAGACGAGACAGACTACGACGACGACGAATCGCGAAGGCGCGTGCTGTACGTTGAGGCTTACATGCAGATCGGTGATGAGAGTGGCATTAGCGAATTGCGCCGAATCTGCACCGTAGGCGAGAAATACGACATCCTGGCGAACAACCCAGCCGACGACGTGCCCTTCTGTCACTTCTGCCCAGACCCGGAGCCGCACACATTCTGGGGATTGTCGCTTGCAGATTTATTGAAAGACGTGCAGCGGATTAAGTCATCCGTTCTTCGCGCCTCACTTGACTCGTTGTCCCTCAGTACGCATCCGAGGGTTGCCTACGTTGAAGGGCAGGCCAGTCTCGAGGATCTATTGTCCAACCAGGTTGGGCAGGTCATCCGCATGAGGACGCCCGGCGCGGTGCAACCCTTCAACATTCCCTACGTCGGCAAAGAAGCATTTCCAATGTTGCAGTACATGGATGAGATTCGCGAAAACCGCACAGGGATCAGCAAAGCGGCAGCTGGACTCTCTCCAGATCAGCTTCAGAGCAGCACGCTCCAAGCAGTCACACAGACGATCTCAGAGGCGCAGCAGCGCATAGAATTGATTGCTCGATTGTTTGCAGAGAGCGGAATGAAGCGTCTCTACAAGGGGCTGCTCAAACTCATCACCACGTATCAGGATCAAGAAAAAGTTGTCCGTTTGCGCAATGAATTTGTGCCGATGGACCCGCAGCAATGGGACCCAAATATGGATGTGGTTACCAATGTCGCGATAGGCGCTGGCGGCAACCAGGAACGTCTCGCGCTGCTTGGCCAGATCAGTCAGATTCAGGAGCGACTGATGCAGCAGCTGGGTCCTGACAACCCGATTGTCTCGGCACAAAATTACTACAACACACTGGTGAGCACGCTGGAACTCGGGGGCATAAAGGACGTTCAAAGATATTTCAGCGATCCGAGTCAGTATGAAGCGCCACCCCAGCAGGCACCTGAACCAGATGTGAATCAGCAGCTCATACAGGTTCAGATGCAAGAGATCCAATCCAACATTCAGAAGAAAATGGCTGAGCTAGAGCTCGAGCGAGAGAAGATGATTCGCGACGACGATCGGCTGCGCGATAAAAACGAGGCCGATGTTGTTCTCAAAGCGGCAGAGCTTGAGGCTCGCTTTGGTGCCCAGGTTGATACTGCTGCCATAAAGGCAGCGGCTGACCGGGATAGAGAAATGGTGAAAGCGTTAGCGCAGCAGGCACAGGGCCCGGTCAATGGCCAGGGGTGAGAGAGAATACCTGACAAACCTGCAAAGGTTTTTCAACGAACCTGATTTCAAAACAATGGTCGAACGGCTCAAATATGAGCTGTTTGAAGAGTGGAAGCGAACGCGCAAACAAGATGAGCGCGAACGCATATTTGCAAAACTTGAACTAGTCGATCTGGTCTGCATGGCCCTTCGCTCTGCAGCTGATACCGTGACGTTCGAGACGCAGAATGAGGAAAAATAGCGATGGATGATAAAATAGATTCCGCTACAGACAGCACATATGCCGCCGAACCTGGCCCATATAGTGTTGGTGCGGCACAAGCCGAAATTTTGAAGATGTTGGAATCCGAAGAGGACACATCTAACGATTCAGAAGAGGCGATTGACGAGTCCGAGGTTGAACTAGAAGCCGAGGGCGAGGCATCAGGCGATGAGGATATTGAGGAAGAGCTGCTAGAAGCAGAGTCCGAAGAATTCGAAGATGATGTCGAGCTGGATGACGATGAAGAAGATTCGCAAGGCGAGTCCGATGCTGATGAGGTTTTCACGGTCCGCGTGGATGGTGAAGAGATCGAAGTCGGCGGGTTGGATGAGCTGAAAGCCGGGTACTCTCGTCAGGCAGATTATACGAAAAAATCACAGGCGTTAGCGGAAGAGCGGAAAGGCTTCCAGCAAGACAGAGACGCCGTGGTTTTAGAGCGACAGCAATACGCCCAGTTACTGGGGGCCCTGCAAACGCAAATTCAAGCCTCTGATGAGCAGGCTCCAGATTTTGATCAGCTTTACGACAGTGATCCGATCGAGGCAGCTCGCCAGGAACGGCAGTGGACCAAGCAACGAAACGAGCGGGCAAATAAACTCGCGGCAATTCAGGCTGAGCAGGCACGGGTGCATGAGGCTGGTCTGAAGGAAAGCGAAAGCCAGATGCAGGAACTTCTGAATGCAGAGGTTGTGCGTCTACCCGATCTGATTCCGAGCTGGAAAGATCCGAAGGTGGCAGAACGTGAAAGTACTGAGCTTCGAGAGTACCTGAATGATCAGGGGATTAGCGAAGACGAGATGGGGGCCCTGGTTAGGGCGTCGCATATTTCAGTTCTGCGCAAGGCAATGCTATTCGACCGTGGCAAGAAGAACGTGCGAAAAGCAGCTAAGGCCAAGCGTAAAAATTCGGTCCAGCCAGGTAGTCGAAGTGCGCAGTCCAAGCCGGGTACTAAGAAGATCAGAGCACAACGTCAACGTCTTGCGAAAACGGGCAAGGTGCAGGATGCATCCGCCTTAATCGAATCGTTATTATAATTTTACAGGAGCCAATTCATGGCCGTAGTAACAAACACATTTACGCGATATAACTCGATAGGAATTCGGGAATCGCTATCGGACATAGTGGAAAACATCAGTCCGACTAGCACACCGTTTTTGTCGAATATGTCGAAGAAGACGACAGTCAGAAACACCTTTTTTGAGTGGCAGACTTAAGGAATAGGTCTGAGTGCTGGCAACAGCACAAAGAAAACTGGGTGAATTGCTGGAAAATCCTAACGCTTTGCGAAGGACAATCAGCAGCCAATCTCGACACGGAGGCTACAAAGCCAAGGGGTCGAGCCGGTTCAGAGACTAGGCGGTGAGGAAACGATAATCTGCCCACGAGCGCCCAGCCCCTTCAAGCTAGTATCAGAAGGGTGATGATATAGTCCGACCTGTAGGGGACAACCTGCAGAAGCGATGTTTAAATGGCATTGCGGTAACAAGAGTGGATTCCTTAGCTGCAGCAGCGGCTAACAAGCAAATTGATGGTGATGACGTCACGAGCTTTGGGGCGCTAACGCCCACTGCGCGGCTGGGCAACTATACGCAAATTCTGAGGAAGGTTGGCATAATCGCTAACAACCTTAATGGGGCGATAGATGCAGCTGGCCGAAAGCAGGAGTTTAGCTATCAGCTGTCTAAATCTTTGTCCGAGATTAAGCGTGATCTCGAATTTAATCTGTGCGGCGTAAACGCTGCAGCGGCAGCTGGTAATACCTCCACTGCGCGCGCGACTGCAAGTCTGTCGGCATTTTTGCGGACTAATACTTCACGCGGAACCAACGGGGCTGACCCGACGATTTCGAGTGGCGTGGTAAACGCGGCGGCTACTGACGGCACTCAAAGAGCTGCGACGGAAGCCTTGTTAAAGCCGGTGATACAGAGCGTCTGGGAGCAGGGGGGCAACCCCAAAATGTTGCTTGTCGGTCCGCATGTTAAGACTGTGATCTCTGGCTTCGCAGGTATTGCGGCGCAAAGATATCAGGCAGGTGATGGTCCGACGACCATTATTGCAGCCGCCGATATCTATCTCAGTGATTTCGCGGAAATTGCTATAACTCCCTCTAGATTTTCTAGAGCCAGGGATGCTTACGTGATCGATCCTGATCTCGTAGAAGTCGCTGAACTGCGTCCGGTGCAGACCATAGATTTGGCCGTTACTGGCGATGCGCAGAAATTTCTCGTCCTGCAGGAGGCAGGTCTGTTAGTCAGACAAGAAGCCGGACTGGGCATACTTGCTGACCTGAGCACGAGCTAGTTGAGCAAGCGACGCACGATCGAGTTTGACCCTCTCACGGGGGTCAAAACCGATTTCATTTGGAATCCTGGGGCGACCAGCAGCAAGGACGGCTTCACGATTGAGACGAGTCAGGATGTGACTCAGATCATCGAGAAAAATAAAAAGCAGCTTGCCTCTGTTGATCGCCACCAGAAACACGGTGAGTGGTCAAAGATCGCTTCGATTCCACTCTCTATTTATTTTGAGCTGAAAAAGGAGGGGGTGATCGACGATAGAAAGCGGTTCAAGAAATGGCTGAACGACCCGGACAATCGCTACTTTCGAACGCGAGAGGGCACTGTTTAGGTGGCTATCAGCACATACGCCGAGCTGCAGAGCAGTATCGCGGACTGGTTAAATCGTAGCGATTTGACGGCAGTCATCCCGGACTTTATACGACTGGCGGAGGCTGAGCTCACGCGCAACCTCCGTCATCGTAAGATGATCACCAGGTCGGACGCGAACATCATCGATGAATTCACGCAGACGCCTGATGATTGGATGCAGACGGTCAATCTGATTTTGAAAACTGATCCAATTCTGCAGCTCCAGTATATGACTCCATCGCGCCTCAATGAGGAGCGTGAGTTATCACTGGCGGTCGGCAAGCCGAGCAAGTACACGATGATCGGCACTGAGATAAGAGTCTACCCGCCGCCCGACGGTACCTACGCTGCGGAGCTTGTTTATTACGCACAAGTGCCTGCACTGAGCGACGACAACACCACCAACTGGGTACTCAATCTTGCGCCGGATATCTACCTGTACGGGAGTCTTGTCCAATCGGCACCGTACCTCGAAGACGATGCGCGGTTATCTGTTTGGAGCGCGCTTTATCAAAAACGAATTGAGGATATAGACATCAGTAATCAACGCACAGCTGGACAAACGAGTGTGCAAATGCAGACAACACCCCTGGAGTGATAGATGCCATTTTCTAATTTTTTAGCGAACGAGATTCTCGATGAGGTGTTTTCTGGCAACGCTTACTCGCCGCCCGGAACATTTTATCTCGCTCTTTATACTGTAGCCCCAACAGCTTCAGGAGGGGGCACCGAAGTTAGCGGAAATTCATATGCGCGGACAGCGACTGGTTCATTCACCACGACTGCGCAGCAATCCACAAACGCGGCTGCTATTGAATTCCCAACAGCAACCGGCAGCTGGGGAACGATTACACACGTTGGCGTATTTGATGCCAGCACCTCTGGAAACCTGTTAGCTTTCGCTGCGGTTACCTCATCTAAGGTTATAGGAAACGGCGATGTGTTGCGCGTCCCTGCAGGTGACCTGGATATCAACTTAGCATGATCGAGACTGGGTGGGGTTCTAGCCTTTATGGATACGGAAAGTGGGGCGAAGAAAGCAACGAAGATATCGCAGCTGTTGTCGACGCTGCGAGCACGGTTACCGCGAGCCTTGAAAAGTCGCTGGGACTTTCAGCAGTGGTGTCTGCGAGTTCATCTGTCAGTTGCCTTGCTGGCCAGGTCTATTTTGGCGCAAGTGAAATTAGCGCTGCAGCAGATGTGGAAGCCAATGTCAGGTTTCTTTGGGAACCTGCTGCGGCGGCTCAAACGGTATGGACGAAACAAGCTGCGTAAAACGGAGAAATAAATGGCAAGCACATACACTAATGATCTGAGGCTAGAGCTCATAGGCGTCGGCGAGGGCGCTGGCTCCGCACCAAACGATTGGGGATCAAAAACTAACGTCAACCTAACAAGCATAGCCTCAGCATTTGGCCCAGGGGTGGAGAACTTGTCAAGTGATTCAAACGCTACGTTGACGCTGGCAGATGGCGTGTCGGACGATTTACGAGCCATCTATCTGAAGATCACAAGCGTGTCTCTAACGGCAACACGCACAATCACGATAGCACCTAACGATATCGCGAAGCTGTGGATAATAGAAAATGCAACAACAGGATCACAAAGCATCACGATCAAACAGGGAAGCGGTGCAACGGTAACAATTCCTAACAGCTCCGTTAAGGCGATCTACACTGATGGCGCGGGAGCTGGGGCTGCCGTTGTGGATGCGCTGGTTGACCTGGATCTCACAGGGACCACTACGATTGCGCAGGCCACTATAAATTCTGGGAGTTTCAGCGGGACGCAGGTCGATATCACTGGCCAGGGCGACCTGAGATTGCAGGACGCAAGTGGTGGACAGTACGCTGCGATCCAGGCACCGGCCACGATAGCCAGCTCTTACACGCTGACGCTTCCGGTGAATGATGGGAGTGCTTCTGGAGAGTTTTTATCCACTGATGGGTCGGGGGTGCTGTCATGGGCTGCCGCTGGGGGGGCATATTCTGCGTTTTTGTTGAAAGACGCAGATTTCACAGCCTCTGCAGCTGACCAATTGCTCTGCAAGCACAATTCAACCCCGTTCACCATCACATTACCAGCAAGTCCAACCGCAATGGACACTGTTGTTATTTGTAATGCTGGTGCAGCTACAGTCACCGTGGGACGCAATAGTTCTAACATCAATTCAACCGCCTCCGACTTCACGCTAGTGCAGGGTACTTCAACTCAGCTAGTTTACGTGGACGGTACTATCGGCTGGTTTGAGATTTAAGGAAAAAATATGGCGTCATTAGGTAAGTCTACTTCCCCGATTGGTGGGGTTTTAAAAGCTACGGCAAGTGGGTCAATTGCCAATGGTAAAGCTTGTATTTTGAATTCTGACGGAACGGTATCACAAGCGGCTTTAACTGAGGGAATGGCAATAAACTTTTGTACAAACGCTGATTTGTATACATATTTCTTAGCATCTCCATACGATGCGTCTACCACAGTAGATGGAAGTTATTATGCTTCTGCTCAAAATGGTAATTATCGTTCGACTACTGGTTCACAGCTCAGCGCAAATACAGACTCATGCCAAGACATTAGCTTTAAGTCCGACGGCACAAAGTTTTTTGTTGCAGACAGTGGTGCTGACCACACTGAAGGCTGGATAGGCGAGTACACACTCAGCACAGCCTGGGATATTAGAACTCTATCGTTTGTTGATAGGTATGACGTTTCAAGCAAAAGCGTTTATCCGTATGGACTATTCGTTAAGCCCGATGGAACAGAGGCTTACATAGCTGGTTATGGGACTGGCGATGATTTAGATCAGTGGACTTTGAGTACAGCTTGGGACATTTCTACGGCAAGTTTTACGAGAACTCACGCTGTTACAGAAACTGATGAGTATAGAGGGGGCATAGCTTTTAAACCTGATGGCACAAAAATGTATATTGCAGGAGGCATCTATGGTAATCCCGACACTCACGACAAGGTATACGTGTATAGCTTGAGCACTGCATGGGATATTTCTTCGGAAACTTATGACAGTGTTGCATTAGATTTCTCGTCGTATGGAGATGCTGTACACGCCATACTTTTTAATAATGACGGAACTAAGCTGTATCTGTGGGACCACAATGGACAGAACATGATTATTTATTCGATGAGCACTGCATACGACTTATCAACAGCTAGTTTTGTCTCAGAAGTAAGTACCTACACTAACCAAATTTTGGGAATGGCTTGGGGTGCTGCCGGAAGTGCAAATAACACAAACTTTATAGGCATATCTGACGGGGCATACACCAATGGTCAAACAGCAAAAATTAAAGTCATCGGGGCAATAGACACTAACCAGTCTGGGCTGACACCCAACGCCTTGTGATATACAAATGATGCAGGAACTATTGTGTCGAGTGCAGGTGGGGCCACAGTAGGACTAGCTTTATCTCCGACTAGTGTATTAATCAAAGGCCCTTACGACATGTTGTTCGATTAGAGGAGATAAAATATGCCAGTCTTAGGAGTAGGAAGTGGAGTTGTTGGGGGGATTTACCAAGCGACAGCTAGTGGTGCGATAGCTCACGGCAAAGCTTGTATTATTAATTCTAATGGAACGGTGTCACAGGCTGCGGCAGTGGCTGGTGGAACTCTTCATATTCAGCATTATTATTATATATACTCGTATTCTTTAGCAACTCCTTTTAATACGTCTGCCACAACAGAGGGAAATTTTTACGACTCAAATAGTTCTACTAGTTATGATTTCTATAATTATCACACAGCCTCATCTTCAAATTTTAGTGCCGCTCATAGCTGGAGCAGTGATGGCACAAAGTTTTTTACTTTAGACAGTAATGGGGCAAATTCAAGAATATGCGAATTTACAGCAACCACTGGTTTTGACGTTACAACGCTGAGTTATGTTGATGCGTATACTATTGGAGGTACAGAGACAAGCCCAAGAGGAATGGATTTTAAAACTGACGGAACAGAAGTTTACATATCCGGTAGGTCCGATTCAGACGTACATCAATGGACTTTAAGTACCGCATGGGACATTTCTACTGCGAGTTTTACTAGAACATTTGATACAACACAAGATGATATGCAACATGGGATTCGGTTTAAACCTGATGGTACTAAAATGTACGTTACTGACCGAACTGATGACGAAGTACACCAGTTTACATTAAGCACAGCTTGGGACATTTCATCGGCAAGTTTTGATAGCGTTAGCTTAGATGTTTCTTCGTATGATGCACTTCTAAGAGATGTTGTTTTTAATGACGATGGTACTGAAGTGTTTATTGCGGGTGGGAGTAGTCCATCTGTAATTGATTACACGTTAAGTACTGCATACAACCTATCAACAGCTAGTTTTAGAAGTGAAACTAACCCCGGTGGTACTGTCCCTTACGGCATTTCTTTTAGTGATGGTGGAAACTGCAACAATGACAATTTTATAGGAATCTCTCAGGGTGCGGTATCAAATGGTGAAGTAGCCTCAATTAAAGTAATCGGAGGAATTGATACAAACCAGTCAGGATTAACCCCAAATGCTCTTTGCTACACAAGCAAGTCAGGAACTATTGTTTCAGCATCGTCTGGTGGTGGTGCAACAGTAGGGTTGGCTTTGTCACCAACCTCAGTGTTGATAAAAGGCCCATACGACATGTTATTCGACTAAAGGAAATAAAAAATGACTAATTTAATACGGGTGATAGTCGATGGTACTGCCCAAGATTTTAACTCATTAGAAGCTGCTAAAACTGCATATCCAGATGGCGAATATATTGTTGTCACTGATCAATCACCAGCCGCTAAAGAAGCTATAGCCGCTAAAATTGTACGGCAACGAGAGTGGCGGGACAGTGAATTAACTAGAACAGATGTGTTGTCGCTGTTGACGGACCATCCTCAAAAAACAGAGATTGCAGCGTACAGGGTTAAGTTGCGCGACTGGCCGTCAACGGATGATTTTCCTCTAACTAGACCAACAATTTAGGAAAGGCGTGAGTGCTCGCGGAAGTCGCTGGGTGTGTTGCCCTTATCAAAGGCGTATCAGAAGCAGTTGGTGCGCTCAACGAAAGTGCTAATGCGGCGTCCCAGCTTGGAAGCGTCATTGCAAGGTTTTCTAAAGCTAACGACCAGGTCCTAAAAACGGAAAAAGAAAATCTGGGAAGGCTGACAATCGAGGACAGCATTCAGCTACAGATTTGCAAAAAGAATTTGACGACGTTCCATCGAAATTTGAAAGACGCGATGTTGATTGCCGGCCTTGCCGGTGATTATGCAGAGATCATGGCCCGAGTCGAAGAATCGAAACTCGCGCATGAAAAAAGAATTTCTGCAATGAAGCGACAGCGAGCGCAGAGAGACAAGGAGCTTAAACAAGTGTTGGAAGCGGTTTTATTAGTTGGTGCGGCAGTTGGCTTCGTGGCTGCCGTCTACGTTTGGATGACGGGACCATAGGATGGCGACAGATTTAGAAGCTCACGAGCGTGAATGCGCGGTACGACATGAGGCTTTTCAGGAAACACTGAAGCAGTACGACGCCCGTATGACGCGGGTCGAGGCTGCGCTGATTGGGCTATATCCTTTCCTCATTCTGACCGTTGCCTTCGCCAAAATTTTCAGCTGAGGGAAAATATGATTTTCAAGATTGATGGGACGGAGTACAACCTAGATGAACTAGGTGAGGATGCATCTGGATTTGCTAACAGGATGACTGAGTTGCAGCAGGAGCATGATGCGCTCGAGATACGCAGAAATGAATGCATGGTACTTCTCAACACTTATGCTGAGGTGATCAAAAAGATCGCAGACCCGGAACCGGAAATAAAAATCGTTAGATGAAATTTTTCAGTAGAAAAGAGTTCGTTTGCCAGCATTGTGGCCAGGATGGTATCCGGTCCGAAATCGTTGACGTGCTTGACAAGATGCGTGAGCAATGCGGCTTTCCGTTTGTGATCAGCTCTGGCTACCGATGCAAGGATCATCCGATCGAGGCTGCCAAATCTGTACCAGGCGCGCATGTTGCCGGATTCGCAGCAGACATATCGGTTAGCGGTCAGCAAGCGTTGGCAGTGATTGCAAGCGCCATGGAGAACGGCATCGAGCGAATTGGTGTCAACCAAAAAGGCAGCGGTAGATTCATTCATGTCGACTGTGATCCGCTGCGACCTTCACCGGCAATCTGGAGTTATTGATGCCACTAATCCCGCTACAAATTGCTCCCGGTATTGTGAAAAACGGAACTGAATTCCAGCAGACGAATAGCTGGTCGGATGGCAACCTGGTGCGCTGGAACGAGTCTGCAATGCAGCCTGTTAAGGGGTGGCGGAAACGATCGCTCACCGCGATGAGCGGCGTGTGCCGGAAGCTCATCACGTATATTGATAACAGCGTCCCCGGAGTGAGAAATACGCTTGCTGGGACAAATACGCATCTCTACGCCATCCAAAGTGCAGGACAAGTTCACAACATCACTCCAGCCAATTTCACAACCGGCGACGCAGATGCAGCATTGAATCTGGCATGGGGCGCTAGTACATGGGGCAGCTACGAGTTTGGCACGCTGCGACCTGATACAGGAAATTATGATTTCTGTGACACCTGGTCGATAGCACCGTGGGGTGAGTATGCCGTTGCTTGCGCCACGAGTGATGGAAAGATTTACCAGTGGGCCAACAATGTTGCCAATGTGGCAACGGTGCTTAGCAATGCGCCGACACAATGTCGAGCAATCTGCGTCACGGACGAGCGCTTTGTGTTTGCGCTGGGCGCTGGGTCGGAGCATGACCGAGTGGAATGGTGCGATCAGGAAAATAATAACGTGTGGGCTGCTAGCTCAACTAACCAAGCTGGTGGTCAACATCTGACCAGTTCCGGTCAGTTAATCAGCGGCCATGCATTGCGCGGAGAGACGTTGCTGCTGACGACAACCGACTGTCATGTAGCTCGCTATACGGGGCCGCCGTTCGTTTACTCTTTCCAACGAGTTGGCGATGGGTGTGGAAGCGTGTCAGCGAATGGTTGTGTCGTGGCAGACAACCTAGCGGCGTGGGTCGGGCTTAATCAATTCCACATTTATTCGGGCGGCAGCGTGACCACATTGAAAAGCACCGTTGGC